GAGGTGATTTAAATGTCTAGTATTATCGAAAGATTGACCGAAGGAGTTGTCAATCGTGATATGCGTGCTGAAGGTTCCGCTCTTCTCTCTAAGTGGGAGAAGACAGGGCTTCTTGAGGGTCTCAATGGAGACAACCAAAGAAACTCGATGGCACGCTTGCTTGAAAACCAAGCAAAGGAACTACTTCGTGAGAGTTCAACTCTCGCTTCTGGCGATGTTGAGGGTTTTGCCGCTGTTGCATTCCCCATCGTACGCCGTGTATTTGCAGGCTTGATCGCAAACGATCTTGTCTCTGTCCAACCAATGAGTTTGCCCTCGGGTCTCATTTTCTTCTTGGATTTCACATTCTCGGCAGAGATTGGTGCAGCAGGAAGCACCCCGGGTGCCTTTGGCAACGCGGCTGGTGATTCGATCTACGGTACCGATAAGGTTGGTAGCCAAATCACTGGTGGTGTTGATCTGGTTGGAGCAACCCTCAAAGAAGACCTTTCGGGTCCTCGTGAGTCTGCTCGCGGTTACGCTTATGCTTCTCCGTCCGGCTCGAATAGCGCAACTATCCCTGGCGCCAACATTGCTGTTAAGGCTTCGTTTGCTCTTGATGGCGCTGTTAGTCAAGCTAACCAAAAACTTCTTGAATTCGATGCTGACTTGCTTGCAGTTACAGATAGTTCTGTTGGTATTACCATCATGGACATCGAAGAAGAAGATATCGATACTGAGACCACGTTTAGCGCTGGCCTTCCAGACTTCGATAACTTGTCTGCGTTTAGCATCAACGGTCAAGGGCTTGACGATGTGTTAACTGCTGTTACCAATGCCAATTCTAAGCTTGTTCGCAGAAGAACTCGTCTTGTTACTGCCGGCGAAGCAGCTACGACTAAGAAAGCTGTCCGCTTTGTGGTCACATCACCCAATGCGGGTTTCTCAGCTAGCACTGCTGTTGCTGGTGCATTGCCTATTGGTGCTTTGAACGTGCCACTTAAGGACGTTATCGATGCATCTTCCACCGTTGGTGCGGTTGTTGGTGATCTCTTCCCCCTGGAAGCTGCTGCCGACATTCCCGAGATCGACATCAAGGTTGATTCGATTGCTGTTACTGCTCAAACCAAGAAGCTCAAGGCTAAGTGGTCCCCAGAGTTAGGTCAAGACCTTAACGCTTACCACAACCTTGATGCAGAGGTTGAGCTTACCAGCATTCTTTCGGAGCAAGTTGCTCTGGAAATCGATCGCGAGATCCTTGCTGACCTTGTAAATGGTGCTACTGCAGCAACCTACTACTGGTCGCGCTCTCCCGGTCTCTTCGTGAACCGCGAGACTGGTGCTGAGATCGGTGCAACTGCGGCTGCCCCTGACTTCACCGGTACCGTAAGCGAGTGGTATGAGACTCTTGTTGAGACTATCAACGATGTTTCTGCTGCTATTCACCGCAAGACTCTTCGTGGTGGTGCTAACTTCGTCGTCTGCGGACCTGAAGTTGCCAACATCCTTGAGTTCACTGCTGGCTTCCGCGCTTCCGTCACCCATGACGACGAGAGCGGTTCTATCGGTGCTGTGGCTGTTGGTTCGCTGAGCAAGAAGTTCGATGTTATCGTCGATCCTTACTTCCTCCGCAATGTGGTCCTCGTTGGCCGTCGCGGATCTTCTTTCCTTGAAAGCGGATACGTGTACGCTCCATACGTCCCACTGCAAACTACTCCTACGATCTTCGGACCAGAAGACTTCGTGCCACGTAAGGGTGTCATGACCCGTTACGCGAAGAAGATGGTTCGTCCAGATATGTACGGATTAGTTATCTGCCGCGGCATGTTGGGTGAGTCAGGTTCCTGATTAACCTAAACGGTCACTGAAAAGAAGCCCCCTTCCCTTGTGGTTGGGGGTTTTCTTTTTGGTCTTAACATGTTAAAAATGCTGATCTGCCAAAAATTTTCCCCGATAATTTTTTGAGATTTTGGGTTTAAATAAACTATTTACTGTAACTTGAATTATTCTCCTTTGGGCGAGGCCACTGCCCATAGAAAGGTTTCATTCCGAAGTGGCTGGAATGTAATCATTGGATATAACAAGTTATTGCAATAATTAATATAATTAAAAGGAGAAATATATTATGGGAAGCAGAAGATTAGGAGTTAGAAGAATGGAGGCGCTTGTTGACGACCTTCTTGATAGCTCGACCCTCAATGGGATTAACGGAAGTCAGTTTGTTATGGATGATCCAGACCGATACTGCCTTTACGAAAACTTTAGCCGTCGTCCAGCGCTTAATGCCTCGATCGCGACAGCATTCAACTTGGACTTTGAGCTTAAGGGTACAAACGCATCAAACGATGATGTGACATACTCGGCAGCATCTGCCGGGCTTCAACTTCAAACCGATGGAGCCGATGATGACTCAATCATTATTTTGCCTCACCTTGACACTAACCAGTCTGCTTGGACCGGTTGTAAATGGGGAACTGAGAACCAAGTTCAGTGGGAAACAATGATTAGAACAGATGCTTCGGTCGCTGACATGTGCTGGTATGCTGGCTTAAAGCTTACCAACGATGAAGCATATGCTACCGACGCCGATCAGGTGTACTTCTTGTATGACTCCACCGATGATTCAGGCGCTCTCACAACCAACGCTAACCTTCACTTGGTTTACAGTGTTGGCGGAACTGACTACATTACCGATTTAGGTATTGTTGTAGCGGCAAACACAAACTATCGGTTGGCTATCAGCATTGATTCAAACCGTAAAGCAGCTGTGTGGGTCGATGGCGAGCAGTACAGCTTAAGTGAGCTTGGTACCGCCGGCGGAGATACTATGTCCCCTGCCAAGGGCGCGGTTCGGTCTGCAGCCTTGACTAATGATGTTGACTTGATTCCTTACGTTGGTGTTAAAGCTCGCGCTTTAGCAGCTAAAACCCTTCACTTGTCTTATGAGAGAATCAACAGAATCATTTTCGAGTGATAATATAGCCCCCCCGTAAAGCGGGGGGGTTTTCTATTTACATATGGAGTAAAAAATGGGAAAAGAGAGAAACATACAAAGATTAGAAAGAGATAAAAGAATCAATGAGGAAACTCTTTCTGAAATTGTTGAAGCTAGAGAAAAACAGTTGAGAGAAAAGGGAACAAAGCCTGCACCAAAGGCAGCACCAAAAGCACCAGCTACAAAAACTGTTGCCGCGGCAGTCAAAAAAGCAGTTGCCCCCAAAAACAAGACTGTAAAAAAAGCTTCTGAAACCAAAAAAGAACAATAAATATAACTATTATATTGTTATGTAGCCCCTCAATCACATGGTTGGGGGGTTTTGTTTATGGATCTACTACTTAGTTTATAGAGGGACTATTAATGCCAACAAACCTTAAACCTAAGTCTACTACAAGCGCGATTATTTTAACTTCAACTGGCTCAACGGACAACGTTGCGGCCGCTGTTCCATTCGGGATGTACACCGGCTCAGTGGGTTTTATATCCGGCGCCGCATCACAGGTAGCTTATGTATATAAAAAGCTGGGTGGTGATGTTGTCGACATCGAATTAACGCCAGCAAATGTTTACGCAGCTTATGAAGAAGCTGTGTTAGAATATTCATACATCGTAAATTTACACCAAGGTAAAAATGCGTTAGGTGACTCAATCGGGGATGTCACCGGAACGTTTAACCACAAAGGCGAAATGATTGGTTCTATTCGACCAACTGGTTCGAACCTTAGAGTCCCAAGATTTCAAGCCAGTTATGCTCAGAGGGTCGGGGATGGCCTCATCTCACAAACTGGTTATGGTGGTACTAGGGCCATTTATTCAGGCTCGTTCACACCAAATTCAGGACAACAAGACTATGACTTGCAATATATTATCAATGACGCAAGCACGTCAGGTAGTATGGCGTTCAGCGGTTCTGTAGATGGTAAAAGAATCTTTGTAACTAAAGTTTATTACAAGACACCACGTGCCATGTGGCGATTTTACGGCTATTATGGTGGGATTAACGTTGTTGGCAACCTAAACACATATGGCCAATTCTCAGATGATTCTACATTTGAGCTGATTCCAACATGGCAGAATAAGATGCAAGCGATCATGTATGAAGATTCAATTTTTACTCGCACATCTCATTTTTCGTACGAGATTAGAAACAACAAACTAAGGATATTTCCGTCTCCGCAATCATTCGGCGGCGGCTTAGACCGTCTATGGTTTAATTTCTACATCAAAGAAGACTCAACCAGCGAAAATTCTGAGTATGATGATGGCACCTTGGGTGTGAATAACATGAATACGCTTCCGTATGAGAATTTACCTTACAAGAACATTAACTCAATGGGTAAGCAGTGGATTAGAAAGTATAGTCTCGCGCTTTGCAAAGAAATGCTTGGTCAAATCCGCGGTAAGTTTACTACCATACCAATCCCAGGCGAATCTGTGACCCTAAACCACTCAGAACTGTTGTCACAGGCAAAAGCCGAACAGGATCAACTGAAAAGCAGCCTTACGGAGATGCTGGCATCCACTGAATATAAAGAGCTTGTTAAACAAGACGCCGAAAAGGCCGACGCGACAGCAAAGACCTTCGCATTCTCCCCATTACCAATTTTTGTAGGATAATTCTAGATGTCAGAAGAATGGAAAAGACCAGATCAGCCCCCGCCACCGCTCTTCTTAGGTAAAAAAGAGCGAGACCTTGTAAAACAGGTAAATGACGAGTTAATTGAAAACGTCATTGGGCAAACAATCCTGTATTATTCTATT